GAAAGCGGACTGGGCAAAATCGACCATTTGTCGCCATTCCGCGCGTGGTATAAGTTCCCCGGTAGCGGACGCTCCCAATAACCGTTTTGATGAAGCATGATCGAAATAACCAGCCTGCCCTTGCTTTTGTTATTCGCGACCGCCGCACCGATACCGGCAGGAGGCATCGATATCAAAACTCTTTGGAACAGCGCCCCTCACGCTCGAGGCAATGTGTTTGTTGAGATGCGATGCAGGGGGCTTTCTCCTGACGATGCACGGAAGAGAATCGACAGCCGATTTTCCAAGCGAGAGGCAGACGTTGAAGGTGTTATTGGCCCTCCTCACGCAGACGAGATTTTGCCGATTGGTAGGCGCTGCCCTGACTATGCCGGATCGACGGCTCGTTATGATCGATTGCTCCGCGAAATCGAAGGCTATCTTCGAACTGAGCGGTAATTTGATGAAGGTGGTATGCCGCAGGCGACCAGAAATGGACAGTGATCCAGGCAATCGAAGCTGCCGAAATCTGTCATTCATTTTTGCCAGATAATCTGCCGGAGGACGCCATCATGACCGAGGCAAGATGAAGATTCACGACGATTATGGGGTGCGAACCCCGATTGGCATCGGTCTGGGTGCATTCGCCTTCATTGTTGCGACGATCTCGATCTTGTCATTTGTGCCCGCAACGGGATGGGCATTGTTCGCACCGATTGGCTGTGAAGTGGCCTGCACATCAAATGAACGGTATTGGATCGCGTTGGTCATGATGTGCCCAATAATGCTGGCTACAGCGGCAGCATTAGGATTCCGCGCTGCTTTTGGACAGCTATCTGCCTCAACTATCGGACTTTCACTCGTCTCGTTCGTCTGCGCAGCCCTCATCCTCGCGGTCGATCTAGGCTACGTCAGCTAGGCGTTCCATCCGGCTAAAAGCCGACCATCCGCCTTCCACCCATCCCCGCGATTCGGCCGGGCGAAAGACGTGGCGAGTCGCGCCGGTGCTGCCGGTCTGATCCATATACTTATGAAATTGGACGCGAGAGCGGCGCTGACGGGTGGTTTGGCCACAGGCGGCTTTCGGTCGCAAGCAGGCGGAAACTGCCGCTTCCGGCTACGTAAGCTGGCTCAAAACAAAGCGCGCTCTCTCGCCGACAGCGATCTTTGGAAGGATGATCGGATCATAACCGAGATCACCGTAAGCGATCAGCAGGCGATCATATTCGGCGATCGCTTCTTCCATGTCGTGCTGACGCTCTTGATCTTGGATAAAAATCTCCGGCCACGGAGGCGTCAGAAAGACACGTTGATGATATCGCGGATAGGCGGCGAGCGTGGCCGATGCCGCGCGGCCGGTCGCATGTTGAAGCGCCACGGCCGCGTCTACAAGCCCACGATCAAAGAACGTCCAACCACCCCTTTCGTCGGCAACTTGGCGATCCTGAGCAGCTATTTCGATGGCGCGCGTCGCGAAAGCCGCGAGGTTGACCCACGGCAGCGCGGTGCCGTCACCGCACAGTTCCTCGGTTACGATACGGCGGCCCGGCTCGCATATCGTCTTAAAGCCCCGGTCGGCGAGTTCAGCAAGAAGGGTGGATTTACCACCGCCGGAGCAGCCGGAGAGAATCACATGGAAAGATGCAGTATCCATTTTTCACGTCCGCTTTCTGGAAGCACGAATGGCCGCTGAAACGACCACAACTGGCGCACAGCGGTCGAGGATGCTCAGCCGTCAAGCGGCCGGTATCCCGCTGAGGGCGCTTCAGAACTGACCGCTCACTCCCCACCCTTCATTGACGTTCGCCGGTTGAGATAAGCGTTCACCGGCAACGCCTTGCATTTGGATAGCAGCCTGTCCAAATGCAAGGCCGCGAAAGGATGGAGCGCGCGCGCCATGGTCCGCGCATGGCGAATACCCAAGATCCCGAACAGCAGGTCGGCGAGGCGATCCAGTATGGCGTCATCGCGTCTGTCGACTATGCCAATGCTACCTGCACCGTCACGCTAGGCGACCTGACCACCGGCGAACTGCCTTGGGTGGCGCAGCGCGCAGGCGCGGCCCGCATTTGGTCGCCGCCCTCTGTAGGGGAGCAGTGCGTTGTTCTCGCCCCAGAAGGCGATTTGGAAAACGGGCTGGTCGTGGTCGGCCTCTATTCCGACGCCAACCCACCGCCTTCCAACGATCCGGACGTCATCCAGATCAGCATGCCCGATGGGGCGTCGTTCAGTTACGATCATGCAACGCACGCCCTCGCCATAACGCTGCCTGCAGGCGGCATGATGACCGTGGATGCACCCGGCGGGACATCGTGGACCGGCAATATCGACGTCGAAGGCAAGCTTACTGCCTCGGATGACGTCGTTGGTGGGGGCAAGAGCCTCAAGAGCCACAAGCACGGCGGCGTGCAGGCAGGCGCTTCTCAGACCGGATCGCCGGTCTGATGGCAGGCATGGCGCGATCTTCCGGGGCGGTGCTGGATGGCCTCGAACATATCAAACAGTCGGTCGCGGATATTCTCTCGACGCCGATCGGCACGCGCGTGGGCCGCCGTGAATATGGCTCCCTCCTGCCGGAACTGATCGACCAGCCCATGACGCCCGCGAACATCCTGCGGATCTATGCCGCGTCAGCTGTCGCCATTTCCCGCAACGAAGATCGCATCCGCCTGCGCCGGGTCGGTCTCGCCGCCGGGGGTCGGCCCGGTTCCGCCACCATTACCCTCGACGCGGATCGGACCGACACTGCCGCTGCAAATGCCCTAACCCGCCTCGTCCTGCCCCTCACTCTCTAGCCCAAGGAGCCTCTCATGCCGTTCAAGCATGGAATCACCGTTACCGAGATCAGCGAAGGCGCACGCACGCTGACCGCCGTTTCCACCGCCATCATCGGCTTGGTCGCCACGGCATCCGACGCCGATGCCGACACCTTCCCGCTAGATCGTCCCGCGCTGATCATCGACGTTGAAAAGGCGATCGGCGATGCTGGCGCGCAGGGCACACTAGCGAAGTCGTTGCGCGCCATAGCCGACCAAGCCCGCCCGGTTGTTGTGGTGGTTCGCGTTGAGGATGGTGCCGACGCTGCCGAGACCGCCAGCAATGTGATTGGCACAACCGACGCTAACGGCCTGAAGACTGGCATGCAGGCGCTGTTGGCGGCGCAGGCGCAGCTGGGCGTCAAGCCGAAGATCCTCGGGGCCCCCGGTCTTGAAACTCAGGCCGTCACTGCTGCCCTCGCGGTGGTGGCGCAGAAGCTGCGCGGCTTTGCCTATGCCCGCGCCATCGGTGAAACCGTAGCCGATGCGATCCTTTACCGTGCGAATTTCAGCGCACGCGAACTGATGCTGTTGATGCCCGACTTCATTGCCTGGGACACCGCCAGCAGCGCCAATGCAACGAGTTTTGCCGCCGCCCGCGCAATGGGCCTGCGCGCGCGGATCGACACCGAGACCGGGCCGCACAAGACGCTGTCAAACGTCCCGGTGCAGGGTGTCGTGGGTCTGACCAAGGATATTCATTGGGACATAGAGGATCAGGCCAGCGAAGCCGGTCTTCTCAACGCCAAGGAAATCACTGCTCTGGTCCGCACGGACACGGGCTATCGTTTCTGGGGCAACCGCACCACGGCAGAGGCGGGTGGTCTGTTCGCATTCGAAAGCACCGTTCGCGTGGCCCAGCTGCTCGCGGATACTATCGTCAGCGGCATGCTGTGGGCGATCGACAAACCTCTGACCCCCGCGCTGGCCAAGGACATCATCGAAACCATCAACGGCTTTTTCCGCCAGTTGAAGGCGCAGGGGATCATCCTCGGCGCGAACGCATGGTTCGATGAGGCGAACAACAGCACCGCCAGCCTCAAGGCGGGCAAGCTGCGCATCGACTATGACTACACCGTGCCGCCGCCGCTGGAGGATCTGGGTTTCAACCAGCGCATCACGGACAGCTATTTCGCCGACTTTGCGAGCCAGCTGACCGAGACGGTCTGACGCTGCCCCCTTTTCCCTCCCTTCATCACATAGGAGCCTGCGATGGGACTGCCCCGCACCCTCAAGAATATGAACGTCTTCAATGAAGGCAACGGCTATGGCGGCGAGGTCAAGACCGTCGCCCTGCCGAAACTGACCCGCAAGCTGGAGGAACATCGCGGCGGCGGCATGAACGCCCCGCTGCAGATGGACATGGGCATGGAGGCCATGGAACTCGGCCTGACCTTTGGCGGCCCGGTTCGCGACGTCCTGCGCCAGTGGGGCGTCCCGACCGTGGACGGCGTCTATGTCCGCTTCGTCGGCGCATATCAGCAGGACGACAGCAGCGCCGTCGATACGGTCGAAGTCATCGTTCGCGGGCGATATTCCGAAATCGACCCCGGCGATCAAGAAGTCGGCGAACCCGGCGAGTTCTCCGCGACCATGGCGC